GCACGATCAGCAGGATGCCGGGATCGGTGATGGCGGCGGGCTCAAAATACCGCAGCCCCGCCGGCAGGGCGGGATCGGTGGTGGTGCCGACAAACAGGCCTTGCTCGCGGATCACCGCATCGGGGGCGTCCTCGAACTCGAAGCGCACCCGCACGAAGAGGTGGTTGGTGGGTGTGGCTGAGAGCGTGAAGCGGCCGGTGGGGGCGACAATCGCGCCTGCGTCATCCGCGACCACGAACGCCACTTCGTCCACCGCGCGGCGGCCAAGCTCGCCCAGCAGGGCTGTCTGCGTCACATCGGGCGGGGGCGTGTCGATGGTGTAGTCCACGCGGACCGTTGCCTCCGTGGGGATACCGCCAGTGACAACCCGCGTGACACGGCCGGTCGAGCTGTCCACGGTATACTCTGTCCCAGCCGCATAGGTCGTGGTCCCATCCGCAGAGGCAAGCGCCACGCCTGAGACGTAGGCGTGAGGCAGCTGCAGCACATCGTTTGCGCCGAACGTCTGCGTCACCTGCGGGGCGGTGCCGTCCCAGGCGGTGTTGCCTGTGCCCCAGGCAAGATGGAGCGGGCGCTGTCGGATTGCGTCCGCCAGGGCTGCGCGCCCCGAGCGCGTCATGATAGCCATTAGGCCTCCTCGTCAGTCTGTGTTGGGTATGTCCGTGCGGTGCATGGCCCCGACGAGGACCTGCACCTCGGACCAGGGCTGGTCGACGTAAGTGAGCGGCAGCCAGAACTGCCCGGCGTAAGCCGCATCATTGGTCAGGTTGGTGACCCGTGTCGGTGAGGCGGTCGGGTCGTAGAGATCGGACAGCACGGCCAGAGCAGGGTTTGTCGAGATGAGCCGGAGACCATCGCCGACAGATCGCGCGTCAGCTCGCAACACTTGAGCCGATGTAAACCGCTCCGGATCGGCGACCCGCGCGTCCGCGCGCACCGCGTCGCGTACATGAATGAGCAATTCGTACGTGTTGGCCGCCATCACGCGCGCGGGCGGGGTGCTCCAAACCGGCGGTAAAATCCGCCGCGTTTCCGAAAGGCGATAAACCTGTGATCGGCCGCCGATGACTTGGCACCGAACCGTGTCGCGCCATCTGAATGTGGCGTGCGGCAATGGCACGAGCGCAGACGCGACGGCCCTGCGTTCGAACATCTCCGTGCGCTGGATGCGCCGCACCTCGGCCGGAGCGCCGGAGACCGCAGCCTCCTCGGAGAGCCGCCTGCGCCCCTCGTAGAACACCCAATCCACCGGGGGTGTTCGGCTGTTGGTATCTCCGAGGCGCATTCCCTCCGAGAGCACCATCTGCGCCCGCTGGAACCTGCGCACAGGCTCGAAGTCGGCAGGCACGTCCGGAACCCCGTCCGTGTTGGCCAGCGTGAACAGGTGCGCGTGATAGATGAACGGGTTGGGCGTCGCCCGGTCGTCGTCCAGCCTGCTGTCCGACAGAACAAACCGGCCCGGCAGGAACGCGCGCCCGACATGATCGACGAATATCCCTGCATGTGTCCGCACCTCCGGCGCGGGCACAGTCGCGGGAAACACGCGTCCAAACGACAGGCGCGTCTGCCCGTCTGTGTGACGCACGCCGCTGTAATCGCTGAGCAGCCCGTCACCGAGCCGCGTGTCGTCCAGCTTGATCCGCCGCAGGTCATAGCCGTGAAAGATGCGCGCCAGCCGTGACCGCGCTGGTGCCGACAGGCGCGCCAGGGCGATGAGATCGTCGATGTCCTCAAGCGGTGGCACCGCATTCGTGTCGATCTGAAACGCGGCGAAGTGCTGCCCGGGCTCCTCCTGGAAGACCTGAACCCCGTCGAGATCGCGCCACGAGAAGGCAAGGCGCAAGGCCTCGGGCGTGCCGCGCAAGCGCTGCCAGCGAATACCCTCCCGCAGCGCCCGTTGCGGGTCACTCAGATAGGGAAGGATGTCTCCCAGGCCGTATTCCCAGATCAGCCAGGGCACAAACGGATCAAAGCCGTCGAGCTTGGCCCGGGCGTTGGGCCGGATGGCCGGAGCTCTGGCATCCAGCGCCGTCGCCGCCTCCATCGCGCGCTCAAACTCGTTCGAGCCCGACGGGAGCAGGGATTGCGTGTTCATCTGTCCCGCCCTCCAAACGTGATCTCGACGGCGCCGAGGGCAACGCACTGCTCGGCACTGATCACCGTGTCGGTCGCAGGCGCTGTCAAATGCACCCGCTGCACCCCCGAAGGGTGGAGCTGTGCGTTGATCCAGGACCGGGTCAAATCCCAGCCAAGGCCGCGGGCCGCCGCAAAGCGCGCGGGGAAGTCGACGCGCAGCTGGTCGATCACCTGAGCGGGGGTGTCGGGATAGAGAAAGACCGTGGCAGCCACATCCACGGGCACGATGCTGGCCGAGACCACCTCGACCGTGTCGGTCAAGACGCGCACATCATCGCGCAGCACAATTGCCCGCACAGCCGTGAGCAGGTCCTCGGACGACGCCCCGTCACCCTCGGCCGAGAGCACGGCAATCCGCACTATGCCCGCGCTTGGGGAGGAGACAGCTGCGTCGGAGACCCGCTCGTCCGCCGTCAGGGCCCAGTACCGGTAATGCGCCGCACCTCCCGCGTTGGACCAGCCCTGGATCCGCTGTTGCACCCGCAGGCGCAGCGCCGTGTCGGTCTCGTCCGTCAGGCGGGTGACGCCGTAGAAGCTGGCGAGATGATCAAGGTCGGTGGTCCCCGCAAAAGCCAGCAGGTTGGCGCGTGCCGCGTCATTGACCCGTTGCCGCAGCAAGAGCTCGCGATAGGCGCAGACCTCGAGCAGCTTGCGCGCGGGCTCGCTTTGCAGGTCGATCACCGGCACAATCGGCGGAAAGCGCGCCACCAGATCGTCGCGCATCGCCCGCAGGATGACCTCGAAGTCCAGCTCCTCGATGACGCCCGGAGCCGGGAGAGAGGACAGGTCGATCGTGCTGGTGGTGCTCATGGCGTTCCCTTGTCTGCAATCGCGAGACCGACCTCGTCGGCGTCAATGACCAGGCTGCGCAAACCGGCGGAGGTGGGATCGCCCAGCAGGGCTCGGGGGCGATACTCGCCAGAGATCGACAGGCGCACAACCCCGTCCCGGGTGACATCCTTCAGTCCAATCTCCGTCACCTTGAACCGGGGCTCCCATTGCTCGATCGCCGAAGTGAAGGCCGCCAGAAACAGCGGCACCTCCGATCTGTTGATCTGCCGCCCGAGCAGAGTGGGCACAAACGAGCCGTACCATTCGCGCATGACGCGCGCGCCGAACCGCGTCGTGAAGATGTCCTGCAGGGACTGCACCACATGCGACCAGCCCATGAGCGTGCCCCCCGTGGCCGCGTTCAGGCCAACCGAGGGGCTGTTGTAGGTCGGGTCCATTGGTCGGCGTCCGGTTACTTCTTCGCGTCCTTAGGGACGGTTTGCTGCGGGTCCTTGTCGGGCTCGCCGTCGGTCGGCGGCGCGGACGATTGCTCGGTCACCTCCTTGGGCTCGCGCTTCGCGCCGTCCAGTGGCCGTAGCGTGCCAAGCCGAACCTCATGTTCGGCCTGTTTCTCGGTGAGTGTCAGCACCGTTCCGACACCGGTATTGTTGGTCCCGGCGACGAAACGCCCGGCTGTCTCGGTGATTGCGTAGCGTGGCATGTGATGTCCTTCTATCCTGCGAAGACGTCCGGCGATCCGCCGGTGATGGCGCCTGCGTCGATGGTGTCACCGACGCAGGCAATTGAAATTCCGTTGACGAACACGGTGGCACTGCCGCCGGTGATCGGGACCGTGTGCGGGAGGCACAGCTTCCCGACGAGGCGCGTGTGCGACGCCGATGGATCACCGCGGCGCGAGACGCGGATGCCGTTGGCAAAGACGTTTCCGCTCCCGCCCGCAATCGTGCTCGCCCCGTCACAAGGGTGGCCCGTTGCAAACGGGTCCCCGATCCGCGCCACTGCTGGCATCTGCGCCTCCGTCAGTTGAGATCGATGCGCGCGCCTGTGATCTTCACGCCCGCATCTGTTATCTCGATGCTGCTGCCGCCCGTGGAGAGCGTGATCTTCGCCGAGCTCAGCTCGAACCGCGTGCCGCCCACATCGACCCGCACCAGATCATCCGCCAGCGTCATGCGGACATTGCCATAGGTCACGACATTCTCGTCGCCCGCCGTGGACGGGCTCGGGTTGCCGCTGTGATGGGTCAGCGGCAGCGCCACCGCCTGCTGGAAATCCCCGCTGGGGGACATTGCCGTGAGCTGTTGACCCACCGTGGGGGGCGTGTGCACGCGCAGCGCCCCCGAGAATTGCGCATAGGGCACCCAAGGCGACAGGAACCGCCCCTCAGCCCCGTGGGCCGGGCCGAGGTCCAGCCGGACGCGCTGGCGCTCGGGATCCACCTCCGCCACCGTGCCGTGGCGCAGGACGCCCGCAAACCGCCGCTCCAGCTCGGCCACGCGGGAGACCAGCTCGACCAATTCGCGCACCGCCATCAGGGCGCGTCCTCGGTCACGGTGACCACGCCGGCACCGGTACTGATCGCGCCCATGATAAACGCGACCGGGTCCACCAAAGGCGCGTCCCCCGCGCCGAGCCCGAGGCTGTCCGAGACCTCGAGCGGGACACCCAGTGCATGCGCCGCGCGACGCCATTCGGGGACAAGCGTGCCCTCGATCTCTGACCGGATCAGCGATGCGATGCCGTCCATCGCCGCTTCTGCTTCCATGAGCGTCAGCACCTTCGACCATGCCCCGGCCGCAGGGAGTGCAGCGCCGGGGACGGGGGCGTCGATCAGATCGCAGCTCAGCGTCAGCTGACGCGCCGCGAAGCGCACACCGTTCTCAGCGGAGGCGCCGCGTCGCGACACCTGCCGTGTGATCCGCGGCACCAGCATCATCCATGCTCTGGACCATGCCCCGTCATCCCGCGTCAGCGCCGAGACCACCTGATGCTCCATCAGGTCCAGCGTCAGCTCCATCCCCTCATCGGTATGCGGGATGGCGATGGTAATAGCGCCGCCGTCTCCGTCCTCGGCCGGCACCTCGACGCGCGAGGCAATGGCAAGCTCGATCACCAGATCACAGCGATGCGTGCCGCTGCCGAGATCGCGCCCGCTCACCTCCAGCGCATGCTCATCCGTGGTCAGCACCAGCAGCGGCTGGCGCTGCTCGGCGATCGTCTGGTCAATCGGGTCCACCGCGCTGTCGAACACCCGCGCGCCTGCCAGTGTCCTGTCCCGCACTGCGCGCGCCGCCGCAAGGCGCATGGCCAGTCGCGTCAGGCTCATGGCGTCTCGTCCTCCAGAACCAGGATCAGGGTCAGGTCCCCCATGTCCGACGGGTGGACCTGAGAGAGTGCATAGACCGGTGCACCCGCGCGCGCCGTCAGCGTCAGCGCATCACCCTTTTGGGGTCGGTCCACGAGTGACCGAACCGTCTCTGCTGAAAGCCAGAACGCGGCACTCTGCGACACGATGCGCGTGCCGCCGGAAAACGCAGCCCCCGCAGAACCGCCCTTGAGAGGGGCCTCTGCAGGCCCCGCCGAGAACACACCCGTCACGGTGGCCACCTGGCGGGACGGATCCTCTGCGCGCGCGATATATTGCGATGAAACGCGCGGTCGCAGGACAGCGACCTCCCCAAAGGCCGCGTCAATCGTCCCGGAGACCTGCGCGTCCAGATCGTCAAAGAGGGTCATTCTCGGTCCTTTCCGTCTTCCCATCCCAAACCGCATCCCGAGTCGCCGCTCGCCACCGCATCGCGGTGTAAGGCAAGCGTTATTGCGCTCACAGAATCTGGGGATAACTCTGTGGAGCTGCGGGTATAGGACAGGCTAAGGCCCCGTTAACTGGGGCCTTTCATCAAAATGCCTAAAAAACAGGCAATTCATAACGCATTGATTTTGCGCTGCATTTTGTCAGCGCGGCAAGCCTGCAATCAAAAGCGTCCGTTTGTAACATTTGGGTGTCAAGGGTGAATAACCTTGACGTGACATCATGTGCCGCGCTGCGGCAAGTGTCAGAGATATCTGACATCACGTCCGCTTGCCCGGGATCAGCACCCGCGGGCGGGTGCAGTATTGCAGCGCGTTCATCTGGAACTCGAGGTTCACGCCTTTGCCGTTCTGCATCTCCCATTGCTTGCCGTAGAGGCGCTGACCCGGGGTGTTCACCGTCTCGATGTAATCGGCCGGGGCATAGACCGTGCGGAAGAGGCCGGGGACGCCCATGGGTACGAGGTGGCACTTGTCGGTCTCGATGCCGACATTCTGACCGCCGCGATAGTTCATCCAGGTAATGCCGCCGAACTCGAAGGCGCCGTAGATGCCGGACGACCCCGAATTGATATACGCGTTGCGCAAGCTCGCCGCGTCGGCATAGCCCTTGTAGGTCTCGCGCACTTCCGGGTGGGCGATCAGGTCATCGAAGAAGGCATCCCCGCACAGGGCCATGATGCCGGTATAGGGCAGACCGTCCAGAATGGCGGCCATCTGGCGGATGACCCCGGCGCATCTCTTGCGCAGCGCGCCGTCGGTGGCACTGGCATTGTCGAGGTCGAAGTCCACCACCGCCTGCTGGCTTTCGCCGAATTCGGTGAAGTAGTCAAAAAGGACGGAGCCGTCCGCGTCCAGCAGCTGGCCGGTCTTGAGGATATTGAGCCGGTGGTATTCCTCGGTCAGCGCGAAGAACTGGCTGGCCTCTGCGGCGCGATCCGCGATCTTCTGCTGCAGCCGCTCGACGGCGACTTCCTGGCCAAAGGCGCGCACCTGCTGGACCTCATCGGCATAGATGGCATCGTCCACCTGGAAGTGGGGCACCTTGAGCATGCGCATGGCGCGCTTTGATTTGTCGAAGGTCTGACCGGGACCGCCCCTTGGGCTGGCGGAGACCAGCATGCGGTTCTGTTCCTTGTCCTTCTCGATGGCGATATCCAGCGTGTCGATGCTGGTGGTCTGGAACAGCCCCATCTGTCCGATGCGGGACGGGGTGTACTTGATCTCACGAAGCGCGTCCGTGAGCCGCATGACGCTGAAGGCGTCCTGACTGAAGATGTTGAGGATCGACATGGGGGGTCCTTTATTGCGTCAGCGCGCCGGTGGATTGGGCACGCAGGAACGGCCCGCAGCTGTCAGAGCGCGGGGATTGGGCACGACAGATCAGCCTGCTTCCCGAGGATGCAGGGGATCGGATTATTTGAACTGTGAGGAATTCGGGGCTGGCGTTAGCCTATGGCGACAGTCATCCGGGCTCAGCGCACGATGATCCCGACCGAGGCGAGGTCAGCTTGAGCAGCGGCCTTTTCGCCGGCCTGATCACGGTCGGGGTGCCAGGTCAGGATTTTACCGTTCACTTCGGCATCCCGGGTGATGGCGGCAATCGCAACATCACCTGCGGTGGCATCACAGCCATAGAGCGCAATGGCGACTGCGGTCTCGCTGCCATCGGTGGCCCCCACAGCGCAGGCGAGGTATTTGCCGCTTGCCGTGATTTTGCCCAGCACCGTGCCCGGCGCGATGATGCCAGCACCGCTGGCGATGGTGATGCTGCCCCGAGAGCGCTGGCCATTGGCCTCGGTCATCAGGAATTCGCCGGGATGCCGGCCTTCGGTGAGAACTGTCATTATGGGATGTCCTTGTTCTGCATAGAGTGCATGTCAGCCGAACCGCGCATTTGCATTGGTGACGGCTTTGGCCCAACCGGCGATGCTTCGCTCGGCGCGATTGTGGAACTCTGCCGGGGTTTCCGCCCCGAGCTCAGCTTCCTGTGCAGCGCGATCCGCGATCGACGCTGACGGACTGGCCTTCGGCGAAGCCGCGAGGACCTTCGCCGCATCCGCGACGCTCATCTCGGTCTCGAGCGCCAGTACGCGGGCTTGCGCCTCCCGGCCTTCGGCCTCGGGTGATGTCAGGATCGCGGAAATGCGCGCCGTGGCCTCAGCTTTGCCGGCGGCAATACCAGCGGCATGGGCGTCCGTCCGCGCCGTATCCACGGCAGATTGCAGTTCTGCTGGGCTGATGGCAGATGCTTGGCCCTGTGGCGCCTCGGTTTGGGTGGTTTTGGTCATGGGTCCTCCCTTTCTTTGGGGGCTTGCCCCGGAGGGCGGTTGTGCAAAGGTGGCGATCACCTCGTCGAGGCTCGCCACACGGTCGGCGAGGCCTTGGGCAATGGCATCGGTGCCGAGATAGGTGCGGGCTTCTGTGGCTCGGATCGCTTGCTCAGTCATGGGGCCGGACCGCCCTTCGGCCACGAGACCGACGAACTGGTCGTAGATCTTCATAACCTCCGCCTGCAGGTCAGCGCGCACGGCGTCCGAGAGCGGTCCGAACGGATGGCCGTCCACCTTGTGCGCGCCCGCGTGAATGAGCGTCGGCTTGACGCCCCGGTCCTCAAGTTCCCCCGAGCGGTCGAAATGGGTCAGCACCACGCCGATCGATCCGACCATCGAGGTCGGCGAGACAATGATCTCACTGGCCGCGCTGGCAATGCCATAGGCGGCAGAAGCAGCGACATCATTGACGAAGGCCAAGACCGGTTTGGTCTGGTTGATCGCACTCACCAGTCTGGCTGTCGCGAACATGCCCGTTGCCTCGCCGCCAGGGCTGTCGATGTCGAGCAGGATCGCCCGAACTTCCGGATCAGCTCGTGCTTCCCTCAGCTGCGCTGCAATGCCCTCGTAAGACACGAGCCCCGAACTGGCCCCGATCCACGCACCGCGGTTCACCAGACTGCCGACGATCGGCAGGATCGCCACGCCGTTTTCCACGCGCAGCGACCCCACGCTGCCATTGTCACGGCGATAGCTGCCAACGAAGCGGTTCGACTGCGGGTCTGGCGCCGCCAAAGGCGCGATGCCGATCCGCCCCTGCAGCACATGCAGGATCAGATCGACCTTGTCCGGATGCAGCAGCAGCGGCCGGTTCAGAACCCGGCTTGCGATCTGGGCAAGCGACGGTCCTGCTTGGCTTTGAAGGATGTCCGGTGGTTCGGTCATCTCATCCCTCCTGCAGAAAGTGCAAATCGGCGCGGGCCGTGGCCCTGCAGCTTGGCACACTGCTCTTCAAAGCCCCGAATGACCGCCAGGAGCCGGTCGGGATGCGCGCTGTGATACCGCACCGAGCGTTCCACCCCGTTCGATCCGGCCCGGAACCGCACCTCCATGGCGACTTCGCCCGCCACAAGCCGGACATAGACCTGCCGTAAGCTGGCCGCCGCCGCGCAGGGGTCAGCCTCATCGATCTGAACTGTCATGGTTCATCCTCCGAATCCGCTTTAGCGGGGTCAGCGTCTTGGTCGTTGTCAACAGCCTCATCGCCGTCGTCTGCCGTACCCGGACCACCGCCCTGCGCCCCCATCATCTGTGGCTCGGGCAGACCGTATTCGGCCCGCAAGGCCCGTTCCTGCGCCAGCTGCTGGTAGACATCGTCCACATCGGCCCCAAGATCGGTGCAGATCATCGCATCCGACATCACGCCGAGCCGCTTCCAGACCTCATGCGCCTTGGCTTTCTTCAGATCGTCCGCCTGCGGCCGCGGATCGCCGCGCCACTCCGCCCGGCACGCCGCCGTGCGATTGGCCATGAACCCGGCCACACCCCCCGGAAACGGCACGCCGCCCGCTTCGATCTCTTCCTCGAGCCAGGCCTCGTAAATCGGCTGGCAGAACGGCGCCATGATGTTCCGGCGTCGCGCTTTCGTGATCGCGAAGATCTCCGTCGTCGCCGCCTGCAGCGAGGAATAGGTCGCCCCCACATTGTCGCCTGTGGCGCTTTCATAGGTCAGCCCAAGGCACCGCGCGAGTTCCCGCAGCAGATGCATCGAGAAGGCCGCGTATTCCGAAGATGGCTGGTTGGCCGTGTGGAAGGTCAGTTCCTGACCCGGGAACAGATGCGCCAGCCGGCCATTGATCCCGACATCCAGCGTGCTGTCGTCATAATACCCCGCCACCAT